TGTTTTTCTAAAGATTCATGCAAAACAGTAGATCCTGTTCTCCATGATCCCAAAACAATATATTTTAATTTTTCCATTTAATTTGTTTTCTCCACCAAATAAATGAATAAAAAATAACATGAATATTACACCGACACATGTATTGCTATTTTGTAATTATCTTTTATTTCCACCAAGCACATGCGTTGGATCGTATTTATTCAATCCAGGTGGTGGTGTATTTTGAAGTTGTTTTATATATAGGGGATCTAGTCTTGAATAACCACCAACCCCACCACCAACTACTTTTTCCGGGCTTACATTTGTTGGACTACTGTTTCCGGTAATTTCGCTTACGATTTTATCAAAAATAACTTTCACCATTGGCTTCAATACATTCATTTGATCAGAAGTTTGATTATGTCTAGCATCTCCAGATCTGGTATCTGACCCACAATCAAGTCTGATGTTAATCATTGCCCTGTCTGTAGAAGATCGACTTATTGTTAATTTGACATCTCCATCATTCACTAATTTAGTGAATTTTTGAAAAAATGCTTGTTTAAAGGATCTGATAGAAAAATTGGCATCTGATTTCAACCTGTCTTTTGTATACTGTTCTAAATATTCATTTAAAGTTCTGTTAACGGTAGATTGAAGAGATTTGAATTCTTCTTTTGCTCTAGTGTTAATATCTCTAACATTGGAAATTGTCGGTATTTCAGGCATAGCAGCTTGAGCAGATCCTCCTCCTCCAGCAAAGCCTGCCATTAATCCTAATCCAGCTAGAGGGGCATGCCACCATGCTTCATCAAGAACTTCAGGGTGATTGTGTTCCAAATAATCTTTAAATGTAATCATAATTTATTTATTAATAAATTTAATTTTTTAGAGACTTAAATTCAATAATGCTAATATTTGTGCAAATCGGAATATCTTTCACTTTAACATAAACCATTTTCAAAAGACCATCTATCTTGAATTTAACTTTCTTGTTATCAATTTGTTCTATCCCATCACCAAATTTAGCTTCTGGTAATTCCAAAATCTTTTCGTCACCAAAATTTACAAACAAAATGTTTTCATAACCAGTATACTTAGTATCAACTATTTCAAGATTGGTAGATTTTCCAAATTTCCAATTTCCCGCTCCAACAGCAAAAGTACCATCCACCAACTCTTTTCGTAACATGTCATCTGTTACATAAAAATTTTCAACTTTATAATCCAAATTCCACAAACGAAGACTAATAAAAAAAACAAGAAACAAATTTAAACCAGTCATGCCAAGAACACTCCATCTGAAAAAATTCAAACCTTGATGACATGCCATAAAACACCTCTTTCCATTTAATTGAGCGTCAAATAGTTTTTTTAAACAGATGTTCTCTCTTAGTGCGCCATTCTTGCGCTTCTCTTTGATTTTTTGAATCAATATCCAAAATATTTTCACCATCTATGTCTGAATTGAATAATGCATCCTTCTCAAGACTTGTAAGCTTCATGGCTCCACGCATTGGATGATAATCATTCCAAGCCTCTATAGTCCAAGGAACCAAGGGACTAATCAATTTAAGAATTGCTTCAGCATAAGCCCTAATTTCTTGTTGTGCGTGAGAATCGGCTCTCAATGCCAACAAATGCAGAAGATTGTGTAAATTTTGCTTCCAATAAAATTCTGTGTACAAATTTAACGGTAAAATCATTCTAGCTTGTTCTCTGGAAATTCCAGCATCAAGCATTTGTAAATAAATAGAATAACAATCTTTACAATTCAAATCAATCTTATCCACAAAATCCTGTGCAATATCTGGCTCAAGCAGTTCATCGCCACCTTGCTTGTTAGTAGTAGACTGCTTTCTTAAATTTTCAACAGTAGGAATGTAGAACTCATCTTTCATTACTGAATATCTTCCTGAAATCTCATTCACGCTACTGGTTCTGTGCCTAAACATTTGTCTAGCTACAAACAAAGGCATTTTCATTGCAAATTTAAAATCAATTGCTTCTATTGGAGATGTGTGACTATGCCTGAGAAGATACCGAATTAATCCCTTGTCTTCACTTACAGATTTGGTTCCAGCACCATAACTTACTCTTGCCATTTGTGCTATTGCGTAATCACATGTCTGCCCATCAGGAACAATCCTTGGCATCACATCAATCAGTTTTACAAAACCTTTATCAAGGCATTGAATCTCTTTAACAGGAACTAAATCAAGTGCGTCCATAACATCTCCTTGTTATGTTTAACTTAGCTTAAAAAAATGATTATGGCAAAAAAAAAGAGAGGTTTTCGGTAAACCTCTCCAGAAACCCCAGTGCGAACACTGCCCTACGAATTATAGTATAAGTTATAGGTATTTTGATATTATGTAATGTTATTATTTAATATAGGGGGAAAACCTAAGTCTTCATATTATTTATGCTTACGTCTTCGTTTTTTATGAACTGGCGCAATTAAATCTTGAAGTGGTCCAGCTAGACCGTGATCTCCAACACTGTAAAACTGAGGAAAGCTTCTTCCTACCATTCCGCCAATTGGCATTGAGAAGTGAGCAACATCACCAGTAGAAGTAGATACTTCACGAAGTTCAAGCCATTTTTTAAATGTATACCTGTCCATACCTTATTTAGTCTTCTTTGGTATATTATTCCATCCAGTCAGCCCTTGTGTCATAATTCTGTTGTAAGTATCTTCATCAACAGTCCCAATCAAATGCATATGCTTTACTTTACGACCATCTCTGTAAAGCAAATTTCCGTTTTCATTCTTAATACTGATTCTATACCTGCCATTATCTAAAGGTTCTACATCTAATTGCGCTAATCCAATCTGATCTATTATTCCTGATGGTAATTCCACCGTACCTTGAGCAAGTAATGGTGATGAATTTTCAATAGCACCTTTAACGTATTTTAGATCTATATTTAAAACAGAATACAAACTACCTGTTGCGTTCGCTAGTTTTTTACTAGGATCTTCTGGTTGTTCTTGTTCGTTTATAAATTGAAGGAATGTTTTCATACTGTAATATATACTAATAGAAAGAAGAAAATTATGATGACCTTCAGTGAATTGATGCATGAAAAACAAAAACAATCACTTCATGAAAAAGTATGTTCAAAACTTGAAAAAATTGCACATAAAAAAGGCTTTATTATGTACTTCTGTCTAAATGGCAAATGTTATGCATCAACTGAAGATGATAGAATCAGTTTCAACAATCTAAAAAGTCCAATTGACGGAACAATGCGAGTAGAAGATTTTGAAGCCATAAACCTTGATGATCTTGTAAATGGCAAAGATAATACTGAAATTATTGAAAAAGATCAAGTAGACAAAGTAAAAGTAATAGATTTAGACAAAATATGCAAAATTTTGTCTAGCAAATACAAAATTTTTGTGATGCCAAAATGAGAAACGCAAAACGAGATTTCCTTTGCTTTGTGTGCAGCGAAGGATTTGATAACCATGAACAAATGAAAGATCATATATTTGCGAATCATCGTGAAGGAGATGATTATGTAATTTGCACAAGATGCTTAACTCCATTGAGAGATCTTTGCAATCATTACAAAACAAAACATATTGGTATTCAAATTCCAGCAAATGCACAAACTAAACCAATAATAATTAGAGATTGTTACAAAAATAAAAAAACTAGATTTAAACAAGGCACATATCAGTCAGAGAAAACTAAAAGAACTGTTAATTTCAGAAGCGGACTTGAATTAAAATTCTATGAAAAACTAGAAAAAAACCCAAATGTAAAAGACTATAGGGTTGAAAATGTCAATATAGAATATTTCTTTGAAGGATCAAAACATACTTATATTCCAGATGTTTTAGTGGAATACGCAGATGGAAAGATTGAAATGTGGGAAATAAAACCAAAATCTCAAACAAAATGGCCCAAAAATATAGCCAAATGGACTGCTGCCAATTCCTATTGTAGGAAAAGGAATTGGGAATTTATAGTTGTAACAGAAAACGCTCTTAAGAAGAAACGCTAACGAGTCATCTTTGAAACAATATAAGGAAGAAGATGATTAATAACCCTGCTTCTCAAGCGATCTAAGTCACCATCATTTTTCAAGAAATAATCAAACATTGGATACGTTTGATCATATACAATTGGTCCGTTATATTGCATTCTTTCAAAATGCAAAGCTACCTGACCGATAATTTTCTCACTATCATTATCATCACTATTCATATTATCTGGTCTAATCAAAACAATGTTGATTCCTTGCTTTTTCTTAATATTAACTGCTTCATTGCAATAGCGAACATCTGAGACAACGACATCATGTTGTGGGTTTTCTAAAACATAATCAATCCAAACATCAGATTTGATTTGTCTAAAACCATCGCCAATTAATTGAAGTCCTTTTCTAACAGGAATTAAAAATCCATAAGGAGGAGTGGGACTTCGTTTCCATGATTCGATAAATGGAAGATCAACCTGAAATGCTTGTGCGAAAATTTTCTTTACGTTACCAGCAAATGAATCTCTTACAAAATCATATCCTTTAATTTTATTAAGCTCTGGAATAAGAATATCAGCAACAGTGTCTTTTCCAGCTGCTGCTTGTCCCGCCAAACCTATAATTAGTTTATTCATGTTGACACTCCTTTAATAACAAAGAATAACAGGATTCAAAAAAAATGCAAGAAAAAAAGTGCAAATCATGTTTATGTTATGACCCAAAATCAGGATATTGTCAAGTTAATATCCTGATTAACGAAAAAAAGATGAAACTTCCAGTATTTGCTGAAGACAATTGTCACTTTCTAGAACTTGGCATGAATGTAGAACAAATACGCATGTGGGAAGAAGGAAAAGATGGTGAACAAAAAACAATCAAGATTGAATATCCTGTTGGCTTTTTTGGTCCAGAAGACAAGAAGCCTTTAAGACATCAGATGTAAGACCTGCAATCTTACTGGCTTTTTCTAAATTGTTCATGACATCTTGTTTATTTTTAAACCCGCTACTGTATAATTTTTCAGCTCTAATTTTACCAATATTCTTAATTTCAACTAATCCCAACAATTCAACACGAACACCATATATCAGTCTCTTGGAAAGATTGTAGAAGAAATCTGAATTGTTCCATCCACAAATTTTAGACATCATAGCTAAACATGATGTAATTCTGCCAATATCATTCTGTAACGGTTCTTTCAAATAAGCCAATGGACCTAAATTGTTTCCATGCATCAAACACCAATACGAAAATCCATATTTAATACAAGCTGATTCGTAAAACTTATCTTTTAGAAGTTCCTGCAACCTAGTTTTATAATTAAAACAAAAATTTGATTCATCAGATGAAATATATGTTGAATTCTTTGATGGTATGTTTGCTAAAGCATAGGAAACCAAACTGTCTTTCAGCATATTGTTTTTTATCAATCCGTAGAAATTCCTTTGATAAGAAAATAAATCATATGGATCAATAAAATAATAACATGATAAAGATCCAATTTTAGTAATATTGTAAACATTATCATTTTTTTCTATAAACTTAAAAGATATTAATCTAGCAATTGTCTTGTTTATTTTATCAACATGAATCATTCCACGCTCACAGGCAAATGATGTTTTAATAATATCAATCAACTTTTCATCTGTGTTATAATTTTTGCTAAATATTAAAGAAAGTATATAAAAAGCTAAATTTGGATATTCATCTTTTTTGTCAATTTCAAGTAAAGAAGATTTAATTGGATCGATTTTCTTTAATTCAGAAGCATAGAATTTTTTGCTTTCTGGGATGAAGATATAGACATCGCCTTCTGTATCTATACCTTTCCTGCCTGCACGGCCCATCATTTGGCCTATCTCGGCCTTATCTACGAATTGCTTGCCTCTGGTTACCCCAAACACAATAACACGCCTAGCAGGCAAATTTACCCCTGCTGCGAGGGTGCTTGTTGCAACAAGTATTCTGAGATCGCCATTCTTGAACTGTTTTTCTATTTTGTTTCTTTCAACTGATTTAAGATCGGCACAATGAAAATCACTTGTATGTCCTGATTTTAAGAATAATTGTTTTAATTTTTTACCTGTTGCTTTACTGTGTACGAATACAAGAAATTTATCATTAGGATGTTTTTTCACAAGACTTAAAGTTGATTCAACTAATTCAGATGGCAATCCATCATCATAATCTGTTTCTTCGTATTTTCGGTAATGTATATTTAGCGGAACTGGTCTGTAGGTGCTTTTAAGATAAATCGTTTGTTTTTTATTCAAATTACATAGCCATTGAGCTAATTCTTTTCCATTTGCAAGAGTGCCAGACAAAAATACAATTCTGCAAGGGCATATTTTTGTAATATACATTAAAGCAAATTCAAGAAAATGCCCTCTGTTTTCTGCTCCAAGCAGATGTGCTTCATCAATTACAATGACATCTACATCTTTGAATATTTCTGTTTTTGTGATTAACTTATGGCAAAGTCCTTCTATTGTGAATATTCCAATATCAAAATCATCATTTTTTGATTTTCCGCCTTCTGTGAAATAACCAATATTTTTCATTGAATAATCATGAGAAGGATCTTTCCATTCACTATATTTTTCGCTAGCCAATGCTTTTAATGGACAAACATAGATAGCTTTTTTGTTAAGTTGCAGGCAAGATTGTGTAATAAAAAATTCAGCAATTACAGTTTTTCCAGAACTTGTAGCGGCTGATATAACGCAATTGTTGTCTTTGTCTGCAAATGGAAGAATTGAACTTTGTACTGGATTAAATTCTTCAAATTTATCATATTTTAGCAGGAGGTATGTATCTGTTTTTATTGTATTTGCATCGGTAATTTCTATAATTTCCATGATGTGGCTTCTCTGTAAGTCTATCTTATGTGGGTATAAGAATTGATTATAAGGGTTTTTTATATTATTTCAAGTATTAAAATTTTATGCGAACCTATGTGTTTAAATCATAGGTTCGCATAATGTTTTGACAAATTTGGGTTATCGGTCTGGAATCACCCCCTTTAGAACTTAAGACAACCCATATTCATCCAAATTTCTCTTGTTAAATTCATTTGATAAAGCTTGTGCCAAGCACTCTACTCTATAATGAAAACTACTGCTATCTTCCGAGCAGTCTAGAGAATTATGAATAGGTTCAAGCACTTTTTCGGAAGAAATAGCCGAAAATGCTTGAGCCAAATCGTCCTGATATCGATACTTGAATCTTGTGTATAAGAATTCAAGAAGCTTGTTGTTTACACTTGAAAGAAGTACTTGTGTACTGTAAGATTCGCTCTTTTTCATTTTTTTAGTCCAGAGCCAAAAAGTAGTAACATTTTAAACTAGTGTTAAAAATCAAGCAACATTAATTGTTTTAACATTTTTTCCATCAGAATCTACAAATTTATCATCCATTACAATTAAATTTTCATCTGCTGAAAATCTTATACCTAAATTATACTTGTCTATTACTGTTGCTCTCATTTCATTTTTTACGATAACATAACAATAAGATTCGCCTCTTTTCAAATTTCCTTGATCATCTTCCTCTAAAACACCTATTTCAAGCAAATTATCATCTGGAAGATTGATTTGTATTGTGCCATATTTTTCAAGATGTTTAATTATCGAAGATTGTATTCTCTTATTCTGGACTTTACTAACGGGATTGCTCATTTTTATTTCACAAGATGGTAAGTCCTGTGCCCCAAGAGTATTTAGATCAGAATCAAAAAGAAAATTCTTCTTTTATTAAAAAGTAAGAAAAGTCTCCGTATGTTTTCTCTATAACAGATTCATCAATCGGCTTTAACAATTCTCCATCTAATGTAGTCATCTTAGTCCAACAATACAAAAGTTTATCATAATTCTTCAAAAGGAACAAACTTAGATTATTTCCTTTTATGAAAATTTTAGCAACCTTGACCGAAACACTAAAAGGCAAGATTAAAAAATCTTCAGACCATACTTGTAATGATGATATTTTACAATCTTTAGCACCTGATTTGGTAAAATACACGATTACATCGTAACCATCTAATGGAAAACGCCATACTTTATATGGCGTTAAAGCATGTTCAACACTAGCATCAAATTTTGGAAAACTATAAGGTTCCAAAATGTTGCTCATCAAATCGGCTTGCTTGGCAGCGTCAACAACATTTTCTAATCTGTTCATCAATCACCATTTACTTTTTCTAGCTGGTAAAGACCGTTCTTAATCTTGTTAACAATCCATCCTCCTGCAACAAGATCTTGCCGAACGATCTTAAAGTGATTATTCAACGCTGCCAAAGAATAATTAAGCGATTCAAACATTTTACAAATTTCTTTAAACGTAATAACCCTATTTTTTACAAACTGTTCTTTGATTTTTTTACGAATATAAGATGAAGAATTGCCGCTTTCTTGTGGAGTCGGACATGTGTTAACTGATGCCTTAGAAATAAATTCTACATTTGAATGATAGTTGCTATCACAGAAGATGCTAGCAATTTGTGGAATATCCAACATTTTGCTCTCATCTTCTATCTTAACAAACTGCGTTGTTAGTTTGAAATAATCAATGAACTCAACCAGCAAATCATAATTTGACTGGTTGGTAGGCATCTGTTTACCATCTGGACTCGTCAATAGCAAGCAAGTTTTCATGATTCACCTCAAGCTAAAAGATCATCAATTTCGCTTTCATCGTCACCAACATCTGAGATCTCACCATCGCAAACATAATTGATTGCGTCAAGATGAGGATCTAGATAACTTCTAATTTCAAGCTCAGATTCTGCATCAAACAATCCTGGATATTTATATGCAATCTCCAATGGAATATCATTTCTTTCCATAGAAGACCTAAATGTAACCTCTTCTCCATTGGTAAGGCTTGAATTGATCAAAAACTTACCAGCACCTTGAGGCGTGATCTTGTTTGCGTCAATAAGAGCACCAAGGCAACCACCAAGTGGATTAATTCCTTTGTCAAAATACAAAGGAATATTATCAACTTCAACAAATGGACGATAAGACCTGTTCTTCTTGTTTTGAATTTTAATATTAATTCCCATAATCTTTTTCTTTTGAGAACCAACAATCTTGGTTTCAATCTTCTTTTGAGTCTGTGATCTAATTCTCAAAGACGCATAAAAAGGCAATCCTTGACCACCAGCAGCTGTGGTTTCTGGACTACCGTACATGACTCCAATTTTGTCTCTGATTTGGTTCAAAACAACAACGGTAACATCGTTTTGTTCCATCTCAGTATTAAGCTTTCTTAGTTCTTTAGAGCAAATCTTAGCTCTTTCTCCCGGCTGTTCATTAGAACCTACAATTCTTTTGAAATCAGCCTTGGAATAACCTTCAGGAAGTTGAGTCTCTCTCAATTCCCTAGCACTTGGAGATACAGAAATGGAATCATAAACTATAACGACAGGAACTTCAATTTTTCTCTTCCTGCGAATATAATCAATAGCCCTGTAAATCGTACCAAAACAATCTTCTAAAGTAACAGGAGTATATCTAATTACTTTATTGATATCACACTTAGTAGCTTGTTGCATAAACTGACCATTAATAGCATTCTCAGTATCAAGAATAATGCCGATGCCTCCAAGTTTTTGAACACCTGCAAGGACGTTACTGCCAATTAAACTTTTGCTTGATGCGCTAGGACCATAAATTTCAGTTAATCTTCCACCAGGAATTCCACCTTTAACAAACTTGCCTGAGCAGCAATAATTAATGGCAAGATTACCAGTATCAACGAAATATTTTGCGACATCCAGATTTGCTACTACTTGTGCGCCAGTGTCTTGTGCCATTTGAGAAAAAATATCGTCAGCACCATCTTTTTTAGACTTCGCCATGATTAAATTCCTTTTGTCATTGGAGGACGGATTTATCACTTAACCCAAATTAAAAGAGTGTATAAAAAAAAAAGTGCTCGCAAAAAGCGAGCACTTTTAAAAATTAACAAATCTGGCCTTATCTTGGTCTAGTTACCCTTTTCTGTGGCTGATATTGTGGTCTTGTCGTCACACGTTTTTGATTTGTCGCATTACCAGCATACTGTGTAGGTCTGTATGTTGGTCGCTGAGTCTGGTAACTTTTAGTACTTGCCGACCGGCTAGTACTAGAAGAAGCAGATGGTCATGTCGGGCAATTCGGTCCAGATTGCACCATAATCAAAAATGATGCAAAAAAAGTTAACGCTGACATAAACAATTCTCCTCACCACAAACACAATTGTTTGTTTTACCATAACAATTGCAAGATTTTACCTTGCATGTATCACAGCAAACACTTGTAGAATAAATTTGGCAACCAAAAGTACTTACAAATAATAAAGTTGCCAAAATAGCAGTAATAATTTTCATAAAACCTCCAATACTATTTATCACTGAACCCCGATGTTCTTAAGAGCGGTGTCCCAATCGCTATCAAGAACTCCTTCAAGATCTTCTGCAATTTTGCTTTCGACCTTTTCGGCAGTAGCCTTTGAAGAACTTGCTAGTGCAGAAGCAGCTTTGGGCTGTTGGACATCACCATCAATGAAGGTAGACAGAATCTTACGGATTTCTTCAATAGGAAGCATTATCGGAATCGCTTCCAAATCATGATAACTTTTCACCCAGCTTCTGATCTGTTCATCTGTGCCAAGGATGCTGATATCCTCAAAAGCAGACTGCCCATAATCAGGATAGGCACCACCCTTGATTTGTTTGACAAGCCTGAAATCACGCCCAGTAACTGGATGTGCAATATCACCAAGTTTCCTGCGACCAGAAATTTCTGATCCAGTAATTGACTGCACTACAATTTCATGCACCTGTTTAGGGCACGAATAAACTTTTGGACCAACATTTGTTTCAAGTGTTTTGGTCTTTGTGTTTACTTGTGAACGCACGATTACATTGTAGTAATAGCGTTCGGCTGGCTTAATGCTACGAGCAAGAGATTGAACCTTCTCGATTTCATTTTTGTTAGTCATCTTTTTGGTCTGCTCCCAAAGTGCAGTATACTTAATGCAAATAGGGCAATCGTTGTCCGGGGATGTTGAGAGCCAACGGTCGCCACGGGGCGTTGAAATTAATTTGCGTGTGCAAAATACTGTTTTGCTGTTTGGGTATACTCCCAGACGATGTACACGACATGCTAAATAAAATGGTTTGTTTTTAAGCTTTGGCAAAAACCGTAGAGCAACGAAACCATCTTTTTCTGGAAGACGGACATAATTGTCCATTCCTCCAACTTCCTTGTTAAGGCGATTTACCTCTGCGGTAAATTGCTTATCATCAAGTGAATCAAAGCCTAAATCTTCTGTAGACATACAAACTCCCATCCACCAAAGGCGGATTTAAAAAAGACTGCTTAAGAACTGCACGATAATCCGCACAGGCGAATTATCGCTTTAACATAGTGTTAAATCGT